ATGATGGCGCTATTAAAGGTAGCTAGGATCAAGCAGAACCCCCAGCATGTTGATAACTGGGTGGATGGTGCAGGGTATTTCGCCTGTGGTGGTGAGATAGCAAACCAATAAAAATAGTCCGACCTTTCCAGTGTGTTAAAGCAGACTCAAAATGCAAGTATAACTGACACCGAAGGGGTGCGAAGCCCCTACTTATAAACTTGTTACTGGGTATGATATGGATCTTATTACTATAGACTTCGAGACGTTCTATTCTCAGGACTTTTCACTAAGCAAGATGACTACAGAAGAATACGTGCGCGACCCTCGCTTTGAGGTTATCGGCGTATCCGTTAAAGTTAACGACGAGGCTACCGAATGGGCGAGTGGGACTCATGAACAACTTAAAGATTACTTCAATGGTTTCGATTGGAAAGACTCTATGGTGTTGGCTCACAACACAATGTTTGACGGTGCTATACTTTCTTGGCTATTCGATATTCATCCTCGGGTGTGGGCTGACACTTTGTGCATTGGCCGTGCTGTACACGGGGTGGAAGTTGGGGGCAGTCTCAAGGCGTTGGCCGAACGATATCAGATCGGCGCTAAAGGTACCGAAGTTTTAGATGCCAAAGGCAAGCGGCGGCTAGATTTTACTGATGAAGAGCTGGATAAGTACGGCGACTACTGCATCAACGATGTCGAGTTAACCTACAAACTCTTCGGTATCATGGGTAAGAAGTTTCCCAGACAAGAACTTAAGATCATAGACCTGACACTACGTATGTTCATCGAGCCTATGCTTGATCTCGACCTAGGGTTACTGGAACAGCACCTCGAAGACACTAAAGAACTTAAGGATAAGTTGTTACTAGATGCGGGTGTAGATAAGAAAGACTTGATGAGCAACCCTAAGTTTGCTGGGTTGCTAGAGATATTGGGGGTTGTCCCTCCGATGAAGACCAGCCTTACTACGGGTAAGGAGACTTTCGCCTTTGCCAAGTCTGATGAAGGGTTCAAAGCATTACTAGAGCACGAAGATGTGCGGGTGCAAACCTTGGTCAATGCTAGGCTTGGTAACAAGAGCACGCTTGAAGAAACAAGGACGCAACGGTTCATTGACATAGCCAAGCGGGGACTACTCCCTGTTCCTGTAAAGTACTATGCAGCACATACTGGACGTTGGGGTGGGGCGGACAAGATCAATTTACAGAACCTTCCTAGTAGAGGGCCAAACGGTAAGAAACTCAAGAAGAGTATGATTGCCCCTGACGGCTATGTATTGATCGACTGCGACTCAAGCCAGATCGAAGCACGGGTATTGGCATGGTTGGCAGGGCAAGAAGATCTTACTGAAGCATTCCATGTAGGGGATGATGTCTACAAGAAGATGGCGATGTCCATATACGGGGCCAACAGGGAAGAAGATATCACTAAAGACCAGCGGTTTGTTGGTAAGACTACTATCCTTGGTGCCGGTTATGGCATGGGCGCAGTGCGATTTAAAGAACAGCTACGATCTTTCGGGTTCGAGATGGATCTGAGTGAAGCTCGCAGGGTTATCTCGGTATACCGTGAAGCGAACTTTAAGATAACGACTTTATGGCGTGACGCTGGCTACATGCTAGAACACATGGCGCGAGGTGGCAGCTTACAGTTTGGGTTAGGGGAAGTACTTACGGTTGATGCAACTAGAAACGCAATCATACTACCGTCTGGATTACTCATGCGTTACGACGAGTTGGCCGGTGAGCAAGGTGAAAGGGGTGTGGAATACACCTATAAAGTTAGACGAGGCCGAAACCGGATCTATGGTGGCAAGGTGATAGAGAACGTATGCCAAGCCATTGCGCGTTGCATAATCGGGGAGCAGATGCTAAAAATTGCTAAACGATATCGCGTTGTTTTAACGGTACATGACTCCGTTGTTTGCTGCGTTCCCGAAGAAGAAGTAGTAGAAGCGCAAGAGTATATCGAGAGGTGTATGCGCTGGTTACCGGCTTGGGCTGATGGGATGCCAATCGATTGTGAGTCCGGTGTAGGTAAGTCTTATGGAGATTGCGAGTGACTGATATATTAAACTTTGAAGAACACAAGACTAAGCACGCTAATAGAAACAAGTTACACATACACCACAAATCTAAACCTGCGGTACGAGAAGATAACCAAGAGATGGTCGTCAGCTCAGTTGGGGTTACCTCGTTAGGAGATGATCCTGAGTTGGTTATTATGATTAACCAGATGGAAGGCGGTCGGTTGGATACGGTGACATTCAGCGTTGAAGAGATACCGCACCTTATGGATGCACTACAAGAAGCGTACGACTACGTTGCCGAGGAAGAGCAATGATAGATTTGAGACAGTTTTATATAGGTACAGAGGTCTGTGCAGAGGAACCTATACGTCAACTTGCAAAAGCTGCTGGTTGGGAGTGCCAAGAACAATACCAATTACCGAGTGGTAGTAGGATTGATTTCTTAATGACCGTCAGAGGCAACCATAACATACTGCAATTTGGTATAGAGTGTAAACCCAGACTAAGTAAGGCTTACCCAAGAGGGTTGCACGTCACTAAGCTGGCAAGTTATTTAGAGCAGTGCGTCGATTATTCGAGGGAATTGAATCTACCAGTATTTTTAGGGCCGTACGTGAATGGAAGTAACTTTGTACCTGAAGGTGGCTCCGAGAAAATATCCTCTATGGACGCGTTTAACTTGTTTGGTGGGCGGCTAAACGTAGGGGTATTACACTACCAGTATAGATGGTCTTTGAATAATAACCCTGAAGAACACGTTTGGACGTTAGTGCTAAGAGGTAGACGTATGTGGAAAAGTAATAGCGGTGGGCCCAAAGGGTATTATAACCGTGACGCGATGACCATGTGTGCAACACAGGGATCTCTAAAGAAGAGAGTTTCCGTTTTAAAACCTATTACACAAGTATCTACACCCACACTTAGCAACCTAAAGTCCGAAACTTGGGTCGATGATTGTTGGGCATCAGATGATTGGGATGATTGAACATGAGCATAGCCCCTTGGTCGTTCAGCAAGATAAAAGCATTCGAGCAATGCCCAAAGAAGTTTTACCACTTGAAGGTAGCTAAGGATTATTCCGAGCCTGAGACTGATGCGATGTACTACGGTACCGCGTTCCATGAAGCAGCCGAAGAATACGTACGTGATAACGTACCACTACCACCTCAGTTTGATTACGCTAAGGGTGCGCTAGATGCTTTAAACGCTAAACGTGGTAAGAAGTTATGCGAATACAAGATGGGGTTGACTGAGAACCTAGAACCCTGCGACTTCTTTGCTGATGACGTGTGGTTCCGTGGGGTAGCCGACTTGATTATCCTTGACGAGGAAGCCGAGACTGCTTGGGTAATAGACTACAAGACGGGCCGAAACGCACGCTATGCCGACAAAGGGCAGCTTGAGTTGATGGCTTTAGCGACATTTAAACACTTTCCTGCTATTAAGTTTGTACGTGGTGGCCTTATGTTCGTGGTGTCAAACGAACTAATTAAAGATAGTTATGCCTTGAGCGCACAAGGAGGGCTATGGGAAAAATGGTTAGGGGATTTCAGTCGTATGGAATCTGCCTTTGAAAACAATTCGTGGAACACCAACCCTAGCGGGTTATGCAGGGCGCATTGCGTGGTGTTGGAATGTCCACATAACGGGAGAAGTTAGATGCCTTACAGAAATAAAGCAGACCGAAAGAAACAAGTAAACAACCCTGTAGATAGTCCAGAGTTCAGGCGTCGTATGGCGCGACAGGAAGCTAGACGTGAAATGGACAGGACAGGTAAAGACGCTAACAAGAATGGCAAAGCAGACAAGCGAGAAGGCAGGGATGTTAGCCATAACAAAGCCCTAGCACAGGGCGGCACTAACAAGGACGGCGTGAAGGTGGAGAGTGCGAGTGCCAACCGTAGCCGTAACTTAAAGAAGAAGAAGAAAACTACCAGACGCCTAGCCTGATGCGTCTTTAAAGAACGTACCCTATATCCTCCAGTTATAGGGTGCAAAAATCAGGTTAGTCCAGAGGTAGTTCATACCGATATCGCAGACCTAGCCCTATCTGTGGACGAAGCAGGGCTACTACCGAGGAATATAGATGGAAATTTA